ACAGTTATTACTACACAACCTTCACTTGGTTCTGTTTATAGATCTCAGAATACTGAGAATTGGACAGAAGATAATTATGAAGATATCAAATTTAAAATGTATAGAGCGGAGTTTGATATTACAAGAACTGCAGAGTTAATTCTTACAAATGAAGATTTGGGATATGAACTTCTACAGAAGAATCCATTCCAAACCAGTGCTACAGCAAACACAAATGCAACTTCGTTGTTGTTTAGAAACAATAACAATATTGTACGTGTCAATCATAGAGATCATGGTTTTGAAACTCTTGGAAATTCCTACGTGTTCTATAGAACAGCACTAGAAACCGGTGGTATAACATCTGATGTTTTAAACAATACATTATTCCAAATTTCTAATAGTGGAGTTGATACGTATGACATCACATCATCTATTTCTGCTTCTGGAAATATTATAGGTGGTGGAGATAAAGTTTATTCTTCTTATAATAGAAAATACGAAACTTTATATCCACAGATGCAATATCTATCTTTTACTGGAACTAAGATAGAATCTATGGTAAAAACTACAAATGTTATTCCAGTAGATGGTTCTAAAATTAATTATGATTCATATGATCAATCTGATTACGAAAAGACTTTCTTGAATGAACCACATTATTTTACCAATCAAAAATTCATTGCTTCAAATATCAACGAAACATTAAATGACTTAACTAATTCTCTGTCATACAAACTACAACTATCTTCTACTGTATCTCATCTATCTCCTGTTGTAGATCTTTCTACAAGTAGTGTTAAAACATCTACTAATAGAATTGAAAAAGCAACAGGTCAGGAAGATCGTTATGGTAGAAGAGATCAAGTCATTGAATTCTTCCCAATCTATTCATTTACTGTTTCTAACATCACTGGCGTTACAGTTCAAAATGATCAAGCAATTGAAGGATATAGCTCTAAAGCAGTCGGTAAGATTGCAAAAGTTGATGGGTCTACAGTTTACGTAAAACTTAAGACTTCTCAATTCTTCCAGAAAGGAGAAAGAATTACTTTAGGTAATCAACCAACTCTGGTTGAAACTGTAAACGGAGAAGAAGTTCCATTAGCAATTGTTGATACAAATCCAATTCAAAATTTCCAGGAAATTCCTGATGCTTCTACAATTACAGCAAGAAATCCATCTACGCCAACAGAAACTTATGATAATGTTATTACTGGTAAAGCAGTAATTTGGAATGACAGAACACAAGAATTGACATTAAGAACCGACACTCAACCTATTGCCGGAGATTTTAATGGAAGAATTCAAGATAGTGATTCATATAGTAGGAAAGCACAGTTAGTTGATCAAGTTTCTGATATTTTCCGTGTAGGGGATATCGTATCCTATCCAAACCAACCTGCTGATGAAGCCTTCTTCTTGGAAGTTGGCACTATGACATATAGTAGTGGTTCTGAATTTGTTTCTGAACTTACTTCCAAAAATAGTTCTTCTATTGCTAAGTATATTACAAAAGAAGTTTCTATCTCAAATCCAGCTACTGCAATTGATATACATTTAACTTTAAATACCAGAGATCTTTCTGATATTGAAGTTTTATACAAATTCAAAAAAGCATCAAGTAATGAAAATTTTGAGGATATTGATTGGGAATACTTTAATGGCACCGGTCAACCCGATTCTCTAGAAATTGCTACTCCCGAAAATAACATTTCGAGTATAATTGAAAAGCAAGAATCATATCAGGATATTACTTACAGCGTAGCAGATCTTCCCGAGTTCTCATCATTTGCTGTCAAGATTGTTATGAAAGGAAATGATCCTGCATATGTTCCTAAAATTCAAGATATTCGTGCAGTTGCTGCTTTCTAATTTCCGCGTATGTCATATATCAAAGTTGAAGGGCATGATGGTCTCGTCAGAGATGAGACCACAGGTGCCATCTTGAATCACAGCGATTCTGCTATCCAAGCAAGACGCAAGCAACGACAACTGAATTCCGCGTTGGACGACATAAATATCTTGAAGGATGAAGTCTCTGAAATCAAATCCCTACTTAGAGAGTTAATAAAAAATGCCAGCAATTAATGTCGCTAGAACTGATACTTTTGAAAAGCAAAGGTTAAAAATTAACGAAATTGGTTCTCAAATTTTTAGTATTTCTGAAGGTGGTAGTGATCTATCTACGGGTATTTTAAAACTTGGTGATGGGACGAAATCTATTCCTTCATTATCTTTTACTTCTGCTGCAGATTTAGGTTTTTATAAATCTGATATTGGGAGAATAGGAGTTGTTTCAAATAATAAAAACATTATTGATTTTGAAACATCATTAGTTCAAATTTATAAAAATTTTACTTTTACTAAAAAAGAGTTAACTACAGACGGTTTAGTAAAAACCAATTCGGGATCTGGTTATGATTTCGGAACATATACTGATATCGCACTTCAGGGTGGATCGGGTGCTGGTGCAATCATTAGTGTCGATGTTATTTCTTTTAATGGAACCATTACTAATAATGGACTTAATTACAATGCAGGATCATTTAACACTATTACTATAGTTGGGGGTAATGGATCTGGTGCTACTGCAAGTTTCTCTGTTGATGGGATTGATGGACAGATTAGTAATACCGGATCTGGATATACTGATGGAAATTATACAGATGTCCCATTGCAAGGTGGTAATGGTAGTAATGCAACAGCAAATATTGATGTAGGAGAAGGAGAAATTGGGCAATGTGAAATTGTTTTAGATGGTCAAAATTATATTAATGGTGATGTATTAACTGTCAATGCAAGTGATGTTGGTGGAACTGGATCTGGATTTCAATATACGATATCAACAACACCAGGAACAATTCAAAATTTTGTATTTGAAGATCAAGGATCTGGTTATCAAGAAGGTGATGTACTAAATTTACCTGGCAATATTACTGGAGTGACTGGTAATACAAATGGACAAGTTGCTGGAGTATCAACAACATTAAGTGATGTATCTGCAACAATTACTGTTGCATCAACAACGGGTATCCTCCCTGGAATGTCAGTTAATACTGAAGATGGTTCTGTTGGAAATTTAGCAGAACAAACCACAGTTCAATCTGTTGACAGTGCAACTGAAATTACTTTATCTACAATACCAAATAGTCCTGGTGCAGCATCTTTATTATTTGCTTCTATTGGCGCTCTTAATGAAATTGTAGTTAGTAGTGTCGCTGGTCTTGTAGTAAATTCTACTATTACTGTAACTTCTGGAACAGGATCTATTCCAGTATCTTCTGTAGTAGATTCTATAAATGAAGAATTTAATACAATTACAACTAGTGAAGATGCTACGCAAGCTGGTCCAATAACGTTATCATTTACACCACCTTTTGGTATAGGGACAACTGCATGGTCTTACACAGTTGCGGATATTGGAGTAGTAGATACATTTACCGTTACTAATGGTGGTATTGGTTATGATGTTGGAGATCAACTGAGTGTTAGTAATACTCTTCTTTCACAACCAATTACATATACCGTAACTGCATCTAATCTAACAGAAATTATTTTACAAGGAACAGTTTCATCTTCAGCATATACTGTTGGAAATACTATCACCATTACAACAGGTGAAGGCGCTACAGATACTATCATACGACAGATTTATGCTAGTGGTGGAAATATTGATTCAATGCTAGTTGATGTCATTTCAACTACAAATGGAGATTCTATTTCTGGTGGAAATACTGTAGATACATCTACAGACACAAAAAGATTTTTTATTGATACTGGCAGTGGAGCAGTAATTACTCCAGATATAACATTGTATGTTGGCAGTAAATATATTTTTGACACAACCCAGTTATCTTCACATGCATTTTTATTATCAAAATTTAGAGATGGTTCTTATTCACCAAGTATAATTACAGGTGTTTCTACTACACTTAGTGATTCTTCTAACCAAATTACAGTAATATCAACTACCGGTATTTTGGCAGGAATGTCTGTGTCTACTGCAGGAGGCACAGGTTCTTTAGAAGGAAATACTACTGTTGCATCTGTTATTGATGCTACAACTATTCAATTATCTGACATACCATCCGTAAGTGGAACAGCAACTTTAGATTTTACCGGAAATACGTATGAAGATGGTGTTCAACTAACAGGAAGTGGATTAGAAATTACTGTTAATGAAAATACTCCAAGTCTGTATTATTATTGTGCAAACCACCCAGATATGGGCGGCAAAGACAATGACGAATCTACAATTACTATTAACCAAAATAATCCAAAAGTATTTGGTAGCGGATTCTTACTAACATCCAACGAAGTTAATACACAAGATATTATTAGCAACAATATTGATACTGGAACAATTGAAGCAATTGCATTTACAGGATCTGCAGCAAATTTTTCTGGATTAACAGTATCTGGAACTGGTACTGTACAAACTCTTACAGTTTCAAATTCAATTTCAACACCAAGTATAACTTCTAGTTCTAATATTAATGTTAACACATCAAGTTTTGATATTAATGCTAGTGTTAGCATTGGATCTAATTTTGCAATTGATAAAACTACAGGAGATTTAGCAACAACTGGGGAATTAAAAACTACAGATTCTTTAAACATAAATGATAAACTATTAATTACAAATTCTGTTATTAGTAGTGCAGCTGGTCAAGACATTGAAATGACTCCAGCAACGGGAAAAATTGCTAAAGTTAATGGAACAACAGCATTTAAAATTCCTTCTGGTAATACTGCCGACAGACCAGCAACAAGTTTAGATGGATATATTAGATTTAACACCGAAACTGCACAGTATGAAGGATATAGTGCATCATCCACATCATGGTCTTCTCTTGGCGGTGTTAGAGACTTAGATGGTAATACTTATATTGTAGCAGAAGAAACTGTAGGTGCAAATGATAATACACTATATTTCTTTAACGATGCAACAAACACAATTAAATTAACTCCTTCCTTCTTAGATTTCAGAAGTGTTAAGAAAATTTCTTCTGGTAAGTTAGGTTTGCCAACTTTCAATGAGTGGACTTCTAATACACCAGTTGCTATTGATGACTACATCAAATATAAAAATAATCTTTATAAAATAACCGGAGCAGGAACGACTGCTTCTTCAGGAAGTGAACCAACTCACGTATCAGGAGATTTAAATAATGGTACTGCACAATTTAGTTGGTATTCTAGTGCTGTCGATCCACTAACTTTTGAAGAAATTTCAGAATTGAGAATTGGTCCAAATAAAGATTGTCCTTTAATTATTGGACAAGAACTCAAGTTAGATGATAACACTATTTCGACACAAGTTCAGGACTTAATTATCAAACCAAATGCAGGAAAACAAGTTATTGTTGATTCTGTAACTCATTTCAGAATTCCCTCTGGTAATAATAATGAAAGATCTATCGCTGCAGCTAATGCTGGATCTATTAGATTTAATACTGATATTCTTCAATTTGAAGGATATAGTGGTGCTAACTGGTCTTCTCTTGGTGGAGTAAGAGATGTTGATGGTAATACATACATCATTCCAGAAACTGCTCCTGCAGCAAATGAAAATATTTTATATTTTTATAACAACAATGTTAATACTATTCAATTAACAGAAACTGTTTTAGATTTTACAAGTATCGACACTATTACAACTAGTGGAGGAACAAATCTTGCTCTTGATACACAAACTCTTACATTAAATAGCAATGCTACCACTATAGATAATAGCGATTCAACTAGAACATTTATTAGCACCACAAAACAATATCTTGATATCGGTCTTTCTTCGGGATTAAATACAGATCCTGTTCTTAGATTAGATGATCAAGGTGACATCTTCTTTAATACTACATTTGGGTCTGGTTCTTTTAATGGAGTTAAAATTTTTGACGGAGAATTAAAAGAATTTGAGTTAGCAGATTATAAAATTAGTTCTGCTACTTTTACATTAGACAAAGGCGGATTGGAATCATCTTCTGCGGTTCTTTATGATAGTACAACTTCAAAAGGTTGCAAAGTGACAGTTGTTTCTAAATCAGATTCGGGAAAAAGATCTATGGTAGAGTATTCTGTTATAGATAATGGCACTGATATTTTCTTTAGCGAATATGCTTCTTTAAATACTTCTTCCGATCAATTTACATCAGCATTTGATTTTACTTCTTCAACAGAACCAAGAATTACAGTTACATTAACAGATGATCACACTATTGCTGACATTATTAACTTCACCATACTAATTCAGGAACTTAAGTAAAATGGCATCAAACTTACGAAAATTTGACTCCCTTGGTGGATTTTCTGTAGCAGAATTAATTCACGTTGATGACAAACATAATGCAAAAGAGTTTAACTCAATTGAAATGAAAAATTCGTTTCATACAGATAGTAAAACCACAAATTATATTTTGCGAGGATTGAATACTGCTACTCTACAGTTAGATGATGTTGGCACATCTATTACTATTGATAGTAATACTATGAATTTTATTACTGGACATTTTATTGGAGTAAATCCAACGGGTGTTGTTTACACAGGAAAAATTGAAAGTGCTGTTTATTGCAGTGATGTAGGAGCAGTTTCAGAACTATCGAATATGCTAACTATTATTAAACATGATGTTCCCGTTAGTGAAACTTGGAGTATTGAATCTTTTACAGCGACTAATCGTTTCAGTTATTCCACAGTAAGATCTGGAACTATACAAACAATTAAATGGGCAGTATCAACAGAAGTTATTAGTATTGCTTGGGCTTAATGCTAAATATATTATAGGAAAAAAGTCAAGAGCACGGGAACACCATGAGTTTTCATATTAATTCCGACAAAGAAAAAATTAAGGGTGTAAACCCCAAACTTATCGGTGATAATGAGACTACTATCAGAGTTGGCGCAGGAGCTAATGAACGAGAAGTAATGCGTTTAGAGCTAGATGCTCAGAGTGGATTGCCTCGTATTGGTATTAATAGAACTGGACAAAGAGTTAACAATATTGATATTACTTCTGGTGGTTCTGGATATACATTAGCACCCACTGTTGTTATTGATCCACCTCCATCTGGTGGAACTCAAGCTCTTGCTTCAGCATTTGTTTTTGCAGGAGAAGTCGTATCAATTGCTGTCAATGATCCTGGTAATGGATATACATCTGTTCCAAACGTTGTCTTTAATGGTGGTAATGGAGCTGGTGCTGCAGCGACTGCAGTTAGAGACACCGTTGATTTTGAACTTGATATTAATGGAGCTATCAGAACTTCAACATCTATCATTTCTGATACTGCAAGAATTCTCAACTTAGATATTGAGAATTTTGTTACTCCAGATTTGAATATGAGGGCACCAAACCTCAAAACATATATGAATGGCACTGGAACGCCATGGGCTTCTAATATTATTGTATCTGAAAATTCTTACAGATACTCACAGGGAAATATATACCAAGCAATTAATACCGGTACTACTGGAACACTTCCACCTACACATAAAGATGGTATTGTATTAAATGGTGATGTTAACTTTAAACATATTGGTTTTAGAGTATCTGATCCAAATAGTTTTAAATTTTTAGAAACTGGAGAATCTGGAGAGTTCCCGCGTTCTATTACTCCTATCCTAGGTGATAGATCAGACAAGATTGCTACTACAGAATACGTCCTCAATCTAGCAACTAATGACGTTGGTGGTCGTGTTTATGTTTCGGCACAAATTGGTTCTGATTTGAATGATGGTCGTTCTGCGGTAAACCCAGTACGTACTATTAAAAAAGCAGCACAGATTGCATGGTCTACCCCTGGTGTCAAAGAGACCCTTATTGTTTCTGGTGGTGATTATGTAGAAGATAATCCAATCTCACTACCACCCGATTGCTCTGTTGTTGGTGATAATCTCCGTTTGGTAATTATCAGACCAAGTAATATCGGAAAACATATTTTTAAATTTGGTGATAAAAACTATGTTACTGGAGTAACATATAGAGATAAAATTGATGCCAATGGCGACCCAGTTGGAACTTGGGATTTTGCTATGGTCTTTGACGACAAGCAAAGAATTCTTCTTGATAATGAAGTAAATGGAGATTTTGGCGTAGAGTTTCCAATTGGTCATCAAATTTTTGGACCAGAAAGATTTCGTATTGAGTTTCAAAATAATACAGGACTATCACTATTACAATCAGGAGTTCAAGTTGTTGGTTTAAACACTGGTGCTAGATCAAATGTTTTTGATGTTGTTTTTAATAGCACTACTGGCAATGATGCATTTACTAGTGGTAGTATAGATGTACAAATACAAGCAGGTTCTCCAATTCAAGGAGATCAGTATAATTATGTGACGTCAGCAAGTACTGGTGGATCTTTATCTTTAACAATCAGTCAAACTGCTGGCGAAAATATTCTTAGATTTACAACAGATCCAACTTCGACTATTCCAGTAAGTGCATATGTATATCTAGATGATACCGATGACTCTAGTTTTACTCAAGGATATTATCAAGTAACAAGTATTGATGATACTAATGCCCCAACATATTGGGATGTTCAATTTGTTCCTCTTCTAGGTTCTTCTGACTGGGATACATCTCAAGTAGAAACGATTACAATTAATTCGGCAACTCCAGTTGTCAACACAATTGATACTGTAAGTTTAAAATCAATTAGAGCTGAAGGTGAAGTTGTATCTTATGATGAAGATATTACCTCAACTCTTCCTATCTCCAGAATTGATTTTTCTTTACAGGGAGATCCAAGTATTACAACAGGAGGATTCCAAGAATCTCAATTTGGTAGTTCAGAAGATCTTGGTGGTATTGTATTCTACACCAGCGCACTAGTTGGTAGAACTAATACACATGAACTAAAAGAAGGTCAAGAAATTATTCTTGAGAATTTACCTACTTCAAATCCTAATTTATCTTTCTTGAATGGCAAGCAAAGAATTTATAAAGTTTTAGAAGACGCTGATGGTCGTTCTAGAAGATTTGTAATTCCTAAGAAATTTCCCGCATTTACAGTTGCTAACTTTAATCCAGGTGAATTTGCTACAGTAAAATCATACACAAAAAGTGTTACTTTATCATTACTTAACTCACCAAACAAATTTCCTCTTGCAACTCCTGTAGAAAGAAGATATCAAGATGCTTGTCAGTTAATTAGAAATAATAGAGAATTTATTGCTGATGAAGTAGTTGGTATTATTAATGATCAATTTAAATCGGAATATTATTCTGTATATAACTTAGATGCGGTTAATAATACATTTGATATTTTCTTAGGAACACTTGATCATCCAAACACATACGTTAGTGGTGGTACTATAACATTCAATGGCAATTCTTACAATATTAGTGATTTTGTATATGACACAACTGTAACTGGTGTTGCTACAATTACTACTACTGCAGCTGCTATATCTGCACTGTCAGAAGATGACACTGTTCAATTAGCAGATATCTTAATTTCTTGTGCTGCTGGACAAAAAATTTATCCTGCATATAGTTCCCCAACAAACGCAAATACTGGGTCTAACGGTGATGAGCAGTGCAGACAAGATGTTATTCATTTTTTAAATGCTCTTGTTCGAGATCTTGAATTTGGATCTAACCATAATATTCTTGAAGCTGCCAGTAAGTACGTTGTTGGTGGTAAAATTACATACATTGAAGATGAAATTATACAGAATGTGCGTGCCATTGAATATGCCAGAGAATTGGCAATTTATGCAATGTGTAATTGGAGGATTAAGGATAGAACAATTAATGATCCCGTTTACACAGTAAAGCATTCTACATTACCCAGATATATTGACGATACTATAATTTCAGCAACTGCAGGTGATCCTGCTTGTGATGATGTAAGATCTGCTATTGATACACTAGCATATCTTTGGGCAGATGTTATTACAAATGATGCATCTGGAACATATCTGGATGCTGCTTATCTAATTGCTAAGAATGCTGATCTAATTGCAGACCAAGCACTTATTGATACTGAGGTAGCATATCCAACTCTAGGTCTTTCAAACATTCGCCAAAGAAAATGTCGTAGAGATATTAGACTTGTAGTTGAAGGTCTTGTAAGAGACTTAGTATTGGGAGGAAACCATGGTGTTGTTTCTGCTGCAGAATCATATTTTAGCGGAACTGTTCTTTCTGGAATTCCAGAAGCACAATTAGAAGAAACTAGATATGCATTCCAGAAAGTAAAAGATCTTGCTATTGCGGCAATGCGTAATTGGTCTGATGGTGATGTTGTACCAACAACACCAACAGGATCTACATATGCTCCAACTACTGGAATACTTACAGTAACTTTCCCTAATCTTGCTATTATACCATCCCTTCAGGATAGGGTTGCTTTTGCTGAAGGTGCAATTACATACAGTTGTTCTCATGATGGTGGTGGTAATGATGCAAGTCCCTATAGAACTGATTTAAATTTTGGAAAAAGTTTCGCGCTTACAGATGTTTCATCTTCTGGCGGAAATACTACAATTACTGCTAATGTTGGAGTTGCTGGAACTAACACAGATGTACATGCGTTCGTAAGTGCTTTATCAAATGGAACTAAAATTATCTATGCTCCATTTGCTACTACATCACCTATTCCTAAGTTTGAGGATTGGAGTATTCTGGAAGACAGTGCAAACCCATCTTGTGCTGCTATTGCTTCTGCTATCACAACATCATTAGCAACTTTCGATAGTATTTTAGAGTATGCATCCGATGCTATAAATGGAACTGCTCCAGGTGCTATCACTCAAACTTTCGGAACTTTATTTGATTTTGCTAGTATCATCAATTATCCAGATAGTTTTATCTATGATTTTAATAATCAGAGAATGGCAATTCGTGGTAGATTTGATGATCTACCAATTATTGAAGCATCTCCATATACACAGAATGCTTCTATTATTTCTTTCAGAGGTGGTGGTGGTGCTCTAATTGATGGAGATAAAGTTAAGCAACCAAACTGTCCTTTCGCTGGTCTAGAACCAGACGGAACAGCATCGTTCCCCAATCAAGGTAAGTCGATGGTTGCTGCGGCATTCACGATTGTTTCCTTTGGTGGCACAGGATATAAAGTTATCAACGATGGTTATACCCAGTTAGTTTCCGTCTTTGTTATCTTCTGTCAAGATGGTGTTCTTTCTGAGACTGGTGGTTATGCTTCTATCACAAACTCTGCTACAAACTTCGGCACCTTTGCTCTAAGAGGAACAGGTTTCCGTAAAGACGCATATGAGTTTGATGCAGGAATTATAAACACTGTTTCACAGACTCCAACTGGTAGAACAACTCTTCGTATTGGAGATATTGGAAGAGAACCACTAGAACATTACATTGTTAAACTTGATGGGTATAGAAACGCAGATCCAGATAAAGAATTCTTTATTGATGCTGTAAGTGCTGTTACTGTTGGACCTCCTTTCTCTGCAACACTTACTATTGATGATGGTATTGGTAATGGATTATCTCTTATCAGAGAATCTGATGGTGCCACTGTTTCTGGTCTAACAGCACTACAGCAAGCATTGACACCATCTAATGCAGCAAATGCTACTATTAGATTACACAGACCATCTATCGTCAACTCCTCCTCGCACACATGGGAATTTGCAGGTTCCGGAACTAACTACTTAGCTCTTCCTGAGAACGGTGGAACTAAAGTTGAGGCAAACGAGCAGGTATCTGAAAACTATGGTCGTGTATATGTCTCAGGTACTGACGAACTA